AGTTTCCCATCCTCTACCAGTAGCTAGACCTGCAAATTTAGCATCTGCAATGTCTTGCTCGAAGGATTTTTTCCAATCGCTGTTGTTTCCTTGTCTGTCGGCAAAGTGTCTTTTTGAATCACGAATATTCATGATTTCTTCAGACTTCTCTGCTAGTTGAGCTTCTAGTGATTTAACAACAGTCTCTAAATTAGAGTAGTTATCATTCACGCGTTTCTCAACGTCAGACATTAATTTTTCAGCACCTGTTAATCCAGCTTGGATTACAGTTTTTTGCTCTTCCTGTTTTGCTTCCTCGGAGGCTTTTTGAACTTCGACGTCAGTAGCAGCTTTTTCAGCAGCTTCTTCAGCTAATTTAAGTTCAGCAGCTTTAAGTTCAGCTTGTTTCATTGCGTACTGTGCAACTGCTTTTTCAGCAGCTTCAGTAGCAAACGACTCAAGATTAAACTCTGGGTTGCTCTCAGGAGAATTATTTTCTTTTGACATATTTGTCTCCGTTGTGGCTTTCGCCGTACTTGGCTGCTCAATTTCAACAGCATCTGCTGAATCGTCTGAGTTAGCCGTATAAAAAGTTTGCTTATGCTTGTTGTAATCTTCCATAGATCCAAATGACTTGCTTAATCCAAAGGTTGCCCCTTGGTTGCATGGCAATGAAACTACAGAGACTTCGAAAAGCTCCGCGTCCTTTATTTTATATCCATCGGTTTCAGTCATATAATCAGCGTCCTTGACTTTGAAACCGACAGAAAAAGCTCCAAGGACACCGTCTTTAATAAGTTGAGTTACATCACCAGCAGCTTTAGATATCTTTGCAGATATTTCTAAACCGTTGTCTGTAACTTTTAAATTTGTTGCACGTCCGATAGGCTTATCATAGTTATGATTAAACAAAATGATAGGATTAGTCTTAAAGTTTTCTAATCCACCTTTTGTCCAAGCATCTCTTTCTATAATATCACCTGCTCTATCGACTGCATTTGTACTAGCTGACCCTTTGATCTCTACGCCACCGTCATCGGTGTCGCCAAGTGATTTAAAAGTGCTAGTCCAGTTATAAATTCTTTCCATTTCTATTTCTCCGCTTTTTTCTTAGCCTTTGGGGCTGGAGCGGGAGTAGGTGTTGGAGCTTTTACAGCAACAACTACTGGATGTCTTTTCTTCATAGCTGATAATACTCTGCTCCAAGATCCAAATGCTCTTCTAAGCATATAATCTTTGACAGGTACTTTCGTGCCATGGCTTTTGTAGGTTGTTAAATCCATTTTTTCAACTCCTTCTTCAGCGAAAAAGTCAGATAATGCTTTAGCCATCATATCTTTTGTCATAATTTATTCTTCCTCTATTGGTGACGACTCTGGTGGTCGACCTCCCTCTTCTGGATTGACAGCAGAGCCTGCTATATTTGCAGGAACTCTTGGATCATCAAATCCGTCTACAGGTTCTTTGCCTATTGCTTCTCTTGCTTCATTTGGACTTATAATTCCAGTATTAACAAGTGTTGCATAGTAAGCTGCTTGGTCTCTCAGTTCTGGCTGTAAAGCAGGTATTCCTGTTACATCTTCAGATAGTGAGAATCCAAAGTATCGTTCTAATGCATACCCCATCTTTCTTACGATTGGTAAGACAGTTTCAAGGTAGTACAATCTGTGATTGGGTCTTATGTTTGCGTTATTACCACCGTCTAATAAGATTGGTGGTATTCCCATAGCTTCTAAAATAATCTTCTCATTTGAAGTAATAGAACTTTGGAAGTCTAATTCTTTAAAATTAATGTTTGTTAGGGTAGATACTTCTAGTCCACCGTCTAGTATAAGAGGCCGTCTGCCTCCTGTTGTTGGGTTGTACCTCATGCTCCATGCTTGTAACATTCTTTCTTTGATTTTCTCAGAAAGAGTATTTGGAGATTTAAGTACTAAACCTGGAACTGCTCCGTTTTTGAAAAAGTTGTCTTGAAACTTTCTCATATTTCCTAGTAACTGCATAGTTCTATATGCTGGTTTTAGTCTAGGTGTTCCTCTGTAAATTGAGTTAAAACTATTTTCTTTTATATGTATTATCTCATTTACTGAATAGTCTATGCTATTCTCATATGTGTATTTTGAAACAAAAGTTTCAGTGTCAGTTTCTATTCTTACTTTATTTGCTGGTAAATGGTACATATGTTGTCCATCAAAGTATATAAATATATTACCATCAATAAGTAAGTCAATAATTAAGTTTCTTTTAAAAGAACTAATATCCTGAAAAGGATTAGGTTCTACATTTAAAAGTAAATTTACTTTTGATTTACGAATATTTTTTAGTATACTATTCGTACCTAGTATTTTATCCCCAACTGCGAAGGGAATTTCAGCAACATCATCAACGATCATGTTAACTGCTCTATTGACTATTTCTAGTTGTTCGTATGCATTTTGATAGTTAGTAACGACTTCACGTGAGTCTACCGTTAAACCTTCGTTTCTCGAAATAACGTATTGCGAAGGATTCAACTTTTCTTCGTTGTCTCTTCCTAAAATTCTATCGTACCATGCCATATTTTTGTCTCTGCTTCTCGACCCAACGTTTTTGTTTCTCTGCTGTGATCAATTTGGGTCTTTTTCCATATATTGAGTGTAATCGTAAATGATGGTTATGGCAGAGGGTTACTGTGTATTCATACACTTTTTCCCAATTATCATCAATGAAGGACTTTCGAAGTGCTAGTATGTCTTGCTCATTCTCTATAGTATATTTTTCTGTTTTCAACCAAGTTTCTAGTAATTCGGTGAGTCCGTAATAATGATGAAAATCTAAGTCTATATTGCTTTCACAAATATAACAACTACTTTGTTTCTTATATTTGGATTTAGCTTTGTCTCTTACATATTTAACTAAATCTCTTTTTAATTTCATATTTCAACTCTTAATTAGAATTATACCAAAAAGTCACATCATATGTCAAGAACTGTTTTTTACAGGTCTTATTAAAACGTAGTGGCTGTAGTTTCAAATGTATACAGTGCATATCGTAAAGCATCCGCCATATGGGATGACATATTATGTTTTGGTTTTTCTTTTAATAAATTAGGATTCGGATCCCACTGGTATTGATCTAATGACATCTGCGCTTGTTTGCAAGTTTGGTCTACAATAAGATCATCATTGTCTACAATTCCTGCTACATGACCGATTCCATCTAGTACTGATTTCTTTGCATTGATAGTACTGATATCATAGTTTTGTGCGAAATCGTATCTCGTTTGTTGTGCTGCAGAGTCAATATAAATAAAATCAATATCCCATTTATCAATTAATTTTTTTATCTCTATAGCGTGTTGTTCTGTAGTACGTTCAGCATCCATATATTCGTCAACTAAGTAATATTTCTTTTTATCCCAATCGTAGGCAATAACACAAAATGCTGTTGGATCCTTATACCCAACGTCTAGTCCTCCAAAGACATCCATTTGACTAGTATCAAATTCTTTTAAATCTGCTGTACATTCTTCGTGATTAAATGCCCAAACTTGTCCTTCAAAGACATTAAAGTCTGCCATATACTCTTGATTGAATTCTGCTTGGGACATTGTCTTTTTAGCTTCTTCAATGTCTGCATCTGATACTCTTGGGTTTTCGTGATAGGTTGCTTTTATACTACACCACTCTGGGAACTCGTCTGTCCACCCTCTATAATAAAACTCTGCAAAGTAGTTATTCCGTCCACGTGGAGTAGATATAAAAATTGCTTTTGAGTTTTCTTTATCTAGTGTAGGTCTCAGTGCTACATTGAAGGCATCTCGTCCATCTGTTAGGGCTGCTTCATCAAATATAATGAGATCATAACTTCTACCAACTACTGAGTCTACCTGATTGATAGAACCCATTCGTATAGTAGAACCGTTTGATAGTTCTATAACTTTGTCTTTTGCGTTGTCTCGTGTTACCTCTAAATCAAAATGCTTGATGAGATTTCTCTGTAAGTCAAATGATATTTGGGATAATGCGTAGTTGGGTGACATAAGCAGTACATGAGCTCCAGGTACTAAACAAGTTAGCTGTCCTATAATATTACTTATGTAAGTTTTGCCTTGTCGTCGTGATACTGCTGCAGTTATAAAACGATATTTAGGATTGTTGATTGCATTGATAATTGCAGTCTGAGATGTATTAGGGGTAACGTTTAATAAGTCAAGATACCCTTCAATAGGTAGCTTGATAAAACGAGTTTCGGGATTCATGTCCATTAAGTAGTCTTGCACTACATCGGAACGGCTTACTTCAATCAATGTAAGGTCTCTTTTTCAAATAGGTTAAAGGGGTCGTCGGACTCGAATAGTCCATGTTCTTTTGCAAGTTCTAGAAGGTAGAGATAGCCTCCGCATAAATCAATAATATTAGTTTCAGTATTAGTGGGGGTTATCCCATTAACTTGTCGTTTCTGAAACTTCTTTAATACATCTGCTGCTTGCAAGGATAGTCCGTCAAGCCATATCTCTCTTTTGTCAATTACTTTTGGTATTGTCATTATTTCCTTCGTTTACTTCCAAATCTTCTTTTTTGAGAGCTAGGTGGTCTTTTCTTAGAGCCACCTTTGCCTGCCCAAAATACTTTGTTTGCCCAATAGGCTGCGGAAGATTTACCTTTTTTGATATTTCTTCCGTGTCGTGCTTTGAAACTGCGTCGTGCTTCAGGACTATAATTATGTCCCATGCCTTGCGCTCCAAAGCGTATTATTTTCACTTTGCCACCAACTCGTACAGCTACTACAGCTTTTTTGGTTCGGTGCTTGGGAGTTCTTTTCGGTTTATTTAGTCCGCTTAGTCCTGCCCTTTTTAATCTTCCTTTTTCGCTTGTCGTCAGTGCCATTGTGAAATAAGTCCACGACTTTATTAAGTCGTCCTGCTTTCATAAATTCATGAAAGTCTTTATGAATAATGTTTATCTTCTACGTAATATTCGACCTGCACCTTTTTTACCAAATCTAGCCCTTTTTGGGTTAGTAGTTTTGCCGAATCTTGGTCCGATTGCTTTCGGTGCAGCTCCGTAGAATCCACCAGGAGTGGATGAAGGAGTCTTTGTATTCACAAAAGTTCCTGCAGCTGCGTTGAGGTCTCTAGTAAGTCCTCTTTTTAGTTTATGTATAGCTAACTTTGATGTACCATGTACACTTGGTCCGCTAAGAAATCCGCCTTGTCTTGCCATTTTCTTTTCCTAAACAGAGTTATCTCTGTTCCGTCCCATTCTTAAAATGAGTATTTAATAATTCTTTATTATTATCGGGGGAATGTAATAATTCTCTAAGCTCTTGTCCCCACCTTAATTTATCTTCCAGAGCTACACGAAATTTATGAGATAGATTAACTATTCCAATTATCTCGTTTATAATTTCTTTTTTGTTCATGCTAGTCCTTTAGTGACTTAGCTAATGAATTTTAGCTTTTAGCTTTATCCTTGGCTTTCATCATTTTATCTGTGATGTCCACTTTTCCGTCCCAGTTTTTATCTTCACCTGAAACGATGGCACAAAATTGTACCCATTTAATTTTTATCCACTCTACCATATTCTTCCTCGAATTGTTTTAATAATTTATAATAATTTTCCATGAACTCACCTTGAGGTACTTGGGTTAATGCCCAATCTGCAAATTTAACGTTTTGTTCTTTTTGCTTTTCTTCCTCTTCTGGTAACTGTTCGTACATTTGTTGGTCTGCCTCCGACTCCTTGCTTTACAGCTCGTTTTCTACGAACTGCTGATTTCTTTTGAGCTTTGCTCATAGTTCTAGCACGAGCTAAAGGTACACATTTTGGGTAGCCTTTTCTAGAAGTTTTCGCTTTTCCTCTACCGCAAGGTTGATATTTGCCTTTCTTTTTAGGTCTGCCAATATCAACCCATTTTTCTTTAAACCACTTTTTTAGTCCTGTACTAGCCACGGCGATACCTCCCGCCAGCTTTTTTATATTCTCTGACTAGGTATGCATTAGCATATGCACTAGGATAGACTGCAAACTTGCGTTTCGTCTTAGCCTTCATTCTGGCATAAAGTTTTGCGTTAGTAGGTATGTTTCTCTTTTTACGAGTACTTCTACTTTTTCTTCTTCTTGCCACGTTTTTTCTTCTTCTTAGGTCTTCCAACCTTTGAACCGTAAGTTCCTTTACCGTAAGGCATATTCTCTCCCTATGTCCAACGAGGGGGTTCCTCGGGACACTCCGCCCATCTAAGTTTAGTTTTGAGGGGCATAAAACAGTTACAAACTTTGCAAACCTTCCATTTTTTGTTTAGGTTTGGACATTCTTTACAGATGTTATAGCGTTCCTCGTGGGAAAGCTTTTTCTTCATCTTAGTTTTCTAGGTAATTTTTGTCTGCGTGCGCGTTGTAAGTTTGTCTTTCTAGCCATGAGTTTTTTAACTCTTGCTGATAATTCCTGTGAAGGCTCTGAGCCCTCTCCTTCAACGACTTTTGTTGAGTCTGTTTTCTCAACTGCTTTTTTCAAAGCTTCTTCTATACTATTACTCATTTAATAATCTTGCTAATGCTGTTTCTGCAAATTCTTTAGTAGTAAAGTTCTCTTGTCCGTTTCCCCAGACAAAAGACCAGAGTTCACCATTTTTAAAAATGACTCCTTGTTCTTTTACTTCAGGCTTTGCTTTGGTTTTTGTTGCTTTTACGTCTTTTGTTTCGTATCCTTTAATCATGCTTTCTCCTTTAGGGGTGCATTGACAATATTGTTCCGATTGTAGTTATTCCGCCCACTATTAGTGTGCCTGCTACTCCAATCATAATTGTCTCAATTCTATTTATTTGTTGTTCAACATCTGAAAATTTATTGAACGCAGTTTTCCATCTTTCTGCACACACAGCTTCATGTTTTGCTAAGTCAGCAGCGACTTCGTTAAGTTCCATATTGAATTCCCTAATATCTTGAAGATTTTTCTTCATATGTTTGTAATTATATCAAAAGTGAGCAGAAGTGTCAAGTACTATTTTCTGATGGTGTATATTTTAACTGGCTCCGACTTGCCTTTTACCGTAACATCGTCTAGGAACTCGTAGTCGTACCCGTCAACCAAACTGTGTTCAGATATGACAAGATCGACATCGTAATTCTTACACGAGGATTCTAGTCTTGCAGCCAAATTGACAGCATCCCCCAAAACGGAATAATCGAACCTAGAACTAGAACCAAAGTTCCCAACCACACAGAGTCCTGTGTTGATTCCTGCTCCTGTATTAATCTCATCCAAGCCTTCTTCTCTGAGTCTTTCATTTAATTCTCCTAATGCTTCTCGCATTTCTAGTACACATTCTGTTGCTTTTCTTTCTTGGTCTTCAATATCCAATGGTGCGTTCCAGAAAGCCATAATACAGTCTCCCATGTACTTATCTATGGTTCCTCCATGCTTAAGTATGATTTCTGTTTGATTATCCAAAAATCGGTTGATCAATTTTGTAAGACCTTGCGGATCTTTTTGGTATTTTTCAGAAATTGGTGTGAATCCTCGAATATCTGAAAAAAGAAAAGTGAGTCGTTTTGTCTCCCCACCCAATCTCAGTAATGTGGGGTCCTCCTGTAATTTTTTTACAAGGTCGGGAGATACGTACGTTCCGAATTGTTGTTTAATTTGTAATCGAAGCAAATATTGTGTAATGAAATTACGGAAACTTTCAATACTCCACACTAAAAACCAGATTAAAATAAGGCCTGTGACGTCAAACAAGTAAGAAGATTGAAACAAGTACCAGGCGCCGAAGATAGAACTACCGA